GTCCAACGTAAACCCACTATCGCCCTCCCTTTCGGGATGTGGGTTGGTTGCTGGTGGTTACCAGACGCACATTGTTTGAAATCCACTGCAAGTGCGCATGCAGAGAAAGTTGATATTCGGTTGTTTTTGGTATGGGTTTTTCTTTGTTTTTGGTGGTTTTGGCACTAAGTAGTTCCCACTCCTCGGATTTGAGAATTTGAAAGAAAAAGTTAAAGAAAAGTGAGTCTAGATCACTGTCGTGACTGCCGGGCAGTGCGCCGCTTGCGCTGGCGCTTTGCCTTAGGGGTCGGTGGCGGGGTGGGAGCAAGAACTCGCTGCATCTGGTTCACCGTAGTACTGGTGGGTCCAACTGCAGCATCAAACGCACCTTTGACCATCCGCCCCACAACAGGAGCCGCACGTGTGGCAAGTCCTTTGATGACGTTAAACAACGCCCCAAAAGCATTGTATTCGGCAGGGTATCCAGCCAACATTTGGCGACTGACGGCATAGTATGTCTTGAGAGCGACTGGATCGTATTCAGTAGGAGCCCCAACCTGCCCAATATACAAGGAGGTTGGCTGTACGATGCATTCGAACCCAACGCGCACGGTGATGCAAAGGCTTGCGGCTGGATCAAGGCCGGTAAACCGAATTTGCGACATCTCAGAGCACGGCGGGTATTGAGCAGCCCCAGTGGTTTGCGCCACGAGAGTAGCACCCGTCCCGGCAATTGAGTAGTAGCCAGAGCACCCCTGCGGACCATACCACACATCAGACGCGGAGGCCGCGGTTGCACCATTGAGGTTTGTAACGTTGGAGGCGAAGTTGGAGTAGGCCCATTTGACTTCGCCGGGCACGAGCCCGTAACACCCGGCAGCACCAAAGTAGATGGCACGGGTGTCACGACTGGACCGCCATTCAGAAAGGTCGGAACCAAGCTTGAGGACGCTGTACATGCCCTTGCGTGCTTCCCACGTCACAGACCCGGGAATGCCCTGCAACGTTGCAGTATCAGGAATTGTGCCCTGAACCACAAGCGCAGGCTTGATCTGCCCTGCATCAGGAGTTGTAAGATCAAGATACGTCATTCCACTCAACTGTGCAGAAGGCTGCTCATACTGAGCACAGGTCACAGAGCCCTGGTCAGTGGTCGCGCTGGCTGACAGAGTGATGGTTGTGGAAGCATACATCAATCTGTATTTCTTGGTCGAATTAGCCCACGCGAGCTCATATGCAGCCATTGCCGATCGGCTCCCACTTCCGAACTCACTCCAAGCCGTTGTCACTCCCAGTTGGGTGTTGTGGATCGTTGTGGTTCCGTATGCGGTCCCATCCCCTGTGACAACCTTTGCAAAGTTGATAGGCGATGGGGCAGTGAACACATCAGCGGTCCAAGCTCCACTCCCTGGAGCAGCAATGGTAGTGGTCGTCATGAAATTGAGGGCAGCGGTCGGCACCGCGTCCATCGTTGGAACTCCCTGCACGGGAAGCACTGAATCAGAGGGATGCAGCGACTTCCCCAGCCACGCAGCTCCGTCTTTGGTCAGGCCAGGCACGGAAAGTGCCTGCACAACCGTTTCTTGCACCGGATTCTTCACAGACATTGTAATTGTATGGGATGCCTGATTACAACAGGGACTGTACATCCACCACGAACCCACGGCCCGTGCAGTCTCTTGGCATTGGTTAGCTAATTTGGGCTTGAACGTGGGGACCCCATCTAGAGACTGAGCCCAACTGTGGCTATGTCGGAAAGCCTCAGGTCACTCAGCTCCAGAGCCTGAATGGTTCTCTCTACGGCAATTTGGTGATCAGGCATAATCCCAAATGCACGTGCGAAGGACGCGCGAGTCTCGGGCACTATTTCCCGGATGAGGGGGGAAAGACCGGCCGCCAGGTAGGTCATTCCGCACTCTTCCAGGGCGACACAACGGTGCCCAAGGCTGGCGAGTTTTGCGTAGTACTCCTGCAAAATCGGAATACCACTGGCTAGTGACAAACCACATAGCCCCACAGTGTGCAAATAGTCACGCAAAAACTCACTGTTTGGGAGGTAGTGGACAATCGTGGCGTCCTTGGAAAGGCATTGTGGAACCATGCGGACCATGCGCCATTTGCTACCATCGAAAACAGGGTTGCACTGACAAAAGGTACACTGCTCAAACTCGCAGCGCGGTCCTTCAACCTTCATCACGAATCCGAAATGTGATAAGTAATACGATGAAATGACCTGGCAAGCGCCTTGGTATTTTCGAGGCATTATCATGATCACATCGTCGCCATTGGCAAGCACCCGCACGTCGGCAGTGGGTATGCCGACGCACGTAAGGAACTCGTATAGCATGCCGATGGAAATCAGTGTATTACCACTTGCGGTGTCCATTTCACCGGAACACCGAGTAGAGAGAGAATACCGTACAGATCCATCGGGGCACACTATCAAAACATGGCCGGAGAGTTGGTATTTGAGGAATTTACGGAATCGCTTGCGCTCTTCCCCTGTATAGTGCATGGAGAATGCCTCATGCGACACAATAAGCATGCCGCTTCGGCAATGGGCATCAAATCTCGATGCATCAAGGATAAAAGCAACAGGATCCTCGACCTCACACCAATCTTCGTAAAGGACTTGCGCAATTTGTTCAGCGTTCAGTCCCTTGCCAACAACTGTCCTTGGTGCTCTCATGACTCGTGAGAGGTTCTTGTAT